TTAAACAAGTCAACTGGGCTGGGTCTCACGGCAAGTAACGCATTCTCATCACCGTAATGTTCCTTGAGGGCAAACACCCTGTTCCTGAAACTATTGCCACCCTCAGTTGCAAGATAAAGAACAACACCCTGGGTTATTCTATTGCCGTTCCACTCCCGACCAGTGGCAATGTGCCAAGACATATCTAACGCTAGGAACGACTTACCAGTGTTGGATGAGCCGTAGAGACAGCTCAGTTGATTAGATCCAAGCCAATTCTTTATGAGATAATTATTCGTGAGGATTGGCTCTGCATCGTCAGCCCAGAACACCTTGTCCTGATATCGCTTTGGTGTCAGTGCATCAATCACAGCCTCAGCTCCACCACGCACCCAGACATCATTGAAGTCCATTTCCTTTGGTGGCAGGAGGTAACTGACACCGTGGTCAGCCTTACAAGCCTCAGCCCCTTTTATTCCTGGGTCATCATTGTCAGCACAAATAACGATCTTTGCATCTGGCTTGGCTTGCATGATTGAAACCACAACCGACGGTAAGTTATTAGCGTTGAGTGCAAAGACACAGGGCTTTGACGTGGCCTCCGACACCGAACAGGCTGTAGCCCAACCCTCAGCGACGTAAGTGAAGTCTGAGATTGTACCCCCAACCACACTGAAGTTGCCAACGATGGGCATTCCTTTACTGAATTTCTTGACACCCTCACCGTCTATTGTCTGACTGCCAACCTTCTTACCCTCAGAATTAATGATGGGTATGATGAGGTTGTCACCTGAAATCAATGCGTTGTGTTGCTTGATGCGTTTCTTTGTGAGGTATGGATGTATTTGCTCAGGCCAATCTATTTCTTTTTTTATGTGTGTGACTTCACTCTTCTCGAACCTTGGGTATAAACCCTGATCCCTGAGATTTTCAATGATAGATTTCCAGTCATTACACTGTCGACACTGAACCTTCACCTCGCCATTGTAATTACTAATCCAGAACCTGTCCTTGCCTCCACAAGATGGACAGGCTCCATGCCACTCGCCTTTTGCAATTTGTTTTAAATTTAACGCACTTATTATATTTCCTGAATATTCATCCCAATGTGCGTTGTTTTTGTTTCCCTGATGTTGTACCATTTAATTGCCGCCTCGCAATATATTGTGTTTCGTTGATGGTAGTTCAGCCCCTTACAGCCTCTCCAAGCTATCCCGAAGGGGCTGAACTTTTTTTATGCCTTCTTAAAAGGGAATCTCGTCATCCAAGATTTCCTCAAGTTTTGCGGCTGGCTTACTCGCAAACGGATCATCCGTCGTGTAGCCATCCTGAACTTCGAATGGGTCGTTGCTCTCCTTCTCTGGAGCTAACTCCAGAACTTGGATTGCCCTTATCCTCAGCGAGACCCCATAGTTCTCCTCGCCAGTATTGTAAGGAACAACTGTCACAGCGATGTTAGCCTTAGACCCAGTTGTCAGCCTGAAGTCCTCTGGTAACTTATTTCGCTTTGCATCCACTTGTGATGGTGGACGAGTTTTGTCTGAGCCATACTTGGCCTTCAGCGTACACTTGCCAATATACTGAACTGATCCGTCGTCAGACTTCTCAGTTTTCGCTGGCATTCGCTTTGGCTTCTCAGGCCACTTGTTTTTTGTATCCATAGCGACTGCGTTCTTATACGCCTCCTTACAGACACGGCTCAGGTTTAGTGCCTCCTCTTTATCCATGATGAAACTGGTATCATACGCAGCTCCGTCGGCATCCCAATTACATGAGACTGACCTCCGCTCACCATTATCAAACCGATAAGGCTGATTTAGCCGTGGATATAAAATTGAGACATTACTTATAATATGTTGCATTTTGCAACTCCTTCTTGGTTTTGCGTAGCACCCCTACGCTGGGATTTCAAAATCAGTCTTCACCATCCACGAAGGGAGAGCGATGGTGTTAACTTCAGGCCAACCTGTGGTGTAGTCACCAGTCATGTCAGCCTCCTTCATAATCTTTAGGGTATCCATCATGCGCCTTTTGGCGTGATCTAAATACTCCCCAGATAATTCATGAACTTGTACTATAAACGGATTTTGCTTCTCAATGCAAATAAATAAAAATCTATCGACTGTGTGACCGTACAGCTCCAAACAAAATTTATAAAAACTTGCCTGAACATCATAAGAGTAATCCCTGACAGCCTTTGCAAATCCTCTGGGAGATGCGTCCTGGCAGGTCTTTATATCAAATACTAAGTTCTTGTGCGACAGCAATCCATCTGGCCGACACTTTAAATCCAAGTTATAAACTGGTTCCTTTACAAAGTATGAGGCTTCCTTGGTTGCATGTTTGTCAGTGATAAGTTCAGCGACGTGTGGCGTAAACAGAGCGGCCTGAGCCATTTGTTCAGCCAACTGATATTCTTTCTTGGGCAGTAATATCTTCCCAGCAAAGTCAGCAGCTTCCTTCATAGATGTCCAATCTTTGCCACGCCTTGTCTCCGTACCCTCCACAACTAAATTTAGTTCTGGCTGTAAAAGTATTGCGTGGACGGCTGAACCTAAGTCAAATGCATGAGATTCCTTCCGCACCCTATTCTTCCAGTGTGCAAGTGTGGACGATGCGACGTCCTTTACATCACTGGAAGAATACCCAGGGTGGCGGTGGTAATCGTCGTTTGACATTTCATAGTCAACAGTCATTTCTTTGAACTCAATGTGAAGAACTCCAGAAATGATTCTAAAATAGTTTTAGGTTTCGTGGCTTCAGCAATCTCCTCACGAATCACTTCGACAATGTCGTAGCTCGGCTCTCTCTTATACAAAATATAATTAGCCTGATTGTAAGTAATTTTATTTGCCTTTGCGATTTCTTTTGTGGTCAGTGATAAATCATCGTTCATCTTAAAGACCCGATCAATCAGCTTCTGATTGTACTTGCTCTCTCTAGCCATCAGCTCTCTCCATTCGATCAAGGTACTCAGTAATTGCCTGTTCAATCGTAGCGGTCTTAGAAATCCGCGTCTTGTTGCGATAATTATCAAGCCGATCATAAACGTCACGCCTCAAGCGAACAGCCACCTGTTGCGTATTCGGTTCTACTTGTACTGCCATTTTGGTTCTCCATTATTGTAGCATAGCTATTGGCTACACTAGCAAAAAATATAGTTCAATAGCACTTTTATTATTTTTCCCAAAATATGCTTGCTTGTGTTTGCTAGCAAAAAATGGTATACTCTATATATAGTGATTCGTTTCAGGGAGGAACAAATGAGAATCAAGAAGTCAAAGTTGAAGAAACTTCTCAGAGATAAGCCTAAGAGAGGCGCTCTCAAGAAGTCACAGCCATACTTCGTGTGGTTGGGTCTAGGCCACCAAGTCTCTGGTTGGAGAATTGTGTGGGCATTCACTGGTCGTAAGTGGGCTACATATAAAGTAGCCAACACTGAAATCAGAAAGCGCATGAGGCTTTCCGATTGGAATGCCCTTCGAGCTGAGGAGATTGTGTAATGCGTGAGAGTGATATCAAACGCATGGTGCGGAGGTGCATGAACGTACTCAAGAAGAAAGAGTACGAGCTTGACCTCTGCAAGTCCGATGTGAACCGAGCCGTAGAGGTGACTAGGTTTGTTAATAAGAAGTGGTGCAATGGAGCTACTTATGGAGGCAGAAATGTAATCCAGATAAACCTAAGTTACTGGCAACACTCTGATGAGCCGCATTACGAGAGAGAGTATGCATCCTTCGATGCGGATAAAGTCATTGGTGGTAGACAGGTTAAGAACCTAGAAGAATCTATTTGGATGACTGTCGCCCACGAAGTTGCCCACCATGTTCAACGCTCACACTGCCCTCGAATAAAAAGGTTTCGTGGCAAACATCAAAAGTCACACGGTGACTGCTTCAAGCAAATCTACCGATACCTGAGAAGGGATTTTATAAATCCTATGCTTGATGGTTAATCACGCAGTCTAATCGATCTGCTAATTTCTGCCAACCATAATCTTGGCAAGTAATCCGACTGGCGAGTAAATCCCAGTCGGATTTTTTCATGTCACCCTCGTGACCCCACGATA